GCGTATGCGCGATCACCGCGTACCAGGGCTGCACGCCGCGATCGCGCATACGCTCCAGCGAGAAGTCCACCTGCTGCCGCCAGTTCTCGGCCGACGGCGGCGCACTGAACCGCTGCTGGAACTCGTAGGCCATGCCGCCAGGTGCGATGGTGCGCGGGTCGCGGGAGCCGGAGAACAGTTGGAACGGCCCGAAGCTGTAGCCGCGGTTGTCGGCGTTGCCGAAGGTGGGCGACGACAGCGTGCGGAAGTTGAGCCCTTCACGGCTGGCGATGCCCAGCGCCATGTTGGGGTCGACGCCGAGTTCCGTCGCGCGGCGAAAGATGTAGTCCGCGATCGTCGGAATGTCAGCCATCTCTACACCACATACATCTTGCCGTTTAAGACACGCCAGATGGCCTGCTTGCTCACACCATATTCCCGCGCCTTGCGGGTAAGGAAACCCTTTTCGGATCTCCCAGGGTCAGCGCGGAGGCTGTCCGCCGTTTCCTTGGATAGCTTGCCCGTACGGCCACCCCGACGCCACAGGTCAAGATTGTTCTGCGCGTAGCTCCCGCACGTCAGGTGCGCCGGGTTAACGCAAAGGCGGTTGTCGCACTTGTGCTGGACACACCCAGCTGACAGGCCGTTCGTCAACTCGCAGGAGAAGCGATGCGCCGTCCGCTTCTTCCCTGCGATTTTAATTTCCCCGTACCCGTTGTTCATCACCGCGCCGGCCCAAAGCCAGCAACCGCTATTCGGCTCCGGTGAGACTTTGTCGGGGTGCGTGTCCATGATCGTGATCATTTGAAGGACCGCTTCATGGGCGAGAAACCAAGATTGACCGCCTTGCGGCCGGCGACCTCGCGGACCTGCTCGGGGTACTTCTTCTCGATGTCCTGCGCCATCGGGCCGACGACCTTCGGGTAGGTCTTCGGGTCGCCCTTGTAGCGGTAGGCGTACATATCGAGGCCCGTCTCCTTGTCGCGCCCGACCTTCTCGATGTCGGTCTTCATGCGCTCGTCGGAGAAGCCAAGCAGAGGAGCCAGCGCGGCGATACCCGACGCTGCGGACCCGACAGCGCCCAGGCCGCCCAGGAAAGGATTGCCGCGCGGCACGAACTGCGTGCCCGACTGGGTCGTGCCGTAGGGCGTGGCCGACGTCGCACCCAGGCGCAGGTTCAGCATCTCGATCGGGTAGTTCTGCTGCTCCTGGAAGCGCGCGTAGGCCTCGTCGAGCGCCGCCTGCTGCTGCGCCTGCCGCTGCGCGCCGATGTTCTCAAGCAGCGCCGCGTCAAGCTGGCGCGAGCGTTGGAACTCGCCCGACAGGTCCGACAGTTGCCCAGCGCCCGCAAGCCGCAGGTTCGCAGCCTGCAGCCCCGCCGCCTGGTTCAGCTGCTGGGCCTGCAGCGCCTGCTGCGCGTTGATCTGGGCCGCCTCAAGGTTGGCGCGCTGGTTGGCCAGAGACGACTGCAGCGCGCGGTCGATGTTGAACTGGCCGGTCTGCATGCCCGCCTGCTGGTTGGCCAGCGCAGCCTGCTGCGCCAGCTGCGCGCTCGTCGTGCCCGCCGCCAGATTGGCCTGCTGGTTGGCCAGCGCCGCCTGCATGGCGCGCTGCTGGTCCGCCTGCAGCAGCTGCGCCGCCTGACCGTAGCCCTGCGAGCGGAGGTTGGCCGACAGTTCGCCGGCAGAGCGCGCCGCCTCGCCCAGAGCCACGCCCTCCGCGATGCCCTGACGGGAGCCGCCAAAGGCACGCGCCGCCATGGCCTGGTCCCCGATGCGGTTGACGGCCTGCTGCGTCGCGCCCTGCAGGCGCGAGAGAGCGGCGTTTTCCACGTTCTCCAAGTAGGGGTTCATGTAGGCGCCGACGTTGCCCTGCAGGAAGTTGGGCGCGGTAATGTTCTGCGCCCCTACCCCGGCACCGCCGACGCGCTCAAAACCCGTGCGCCCAGCGCCCACGTTCATCGCACTCACCTCAGACGGCGCGACGAAGTCGGGGTTGTAGGCCGCAACGCCGGAGGCCGTCTGGAAGGCCTGGTTGAACATGGGCTGCGTCGCGCCCACGCCCGCCTGCGCGTAGCCGAATGCGGCCTCCTGCTCGGGCGAGAAGCCGGCGATCAGCTGGCCAGTGTAGGGCTGGTAGGGGCGATTGCTGATCGCGTCAGCGCGCGCGAGGTTTTCGCGCGTCACATCCTCAAGCCACGGCGGGAGTTCAGTCCGCTGGGTTACCGTCTGAGCACTCGGTGCGCTTCTGCCCATGGGGGTCGTACTCCATCATTATCATCCGCCGCTTCCAGCCCCTTGCCTTTAGGACCGGCTCGTAGCCCGGCCTCACGCAGGCCTGGCCATACTCACACCCCTGTTCCAGCGCCCACTTCTCCACCTGCGGCATGAGCTCCAAGATCCCGTCGAGCTCACCGGCAGACAAGAAAAAATGAGCGTACTTGCGCCGTGGCGACTGCACGATCTCCGTGATGATGATCGCGCGATCGTTGTGGTGCGCCTGCATCTCCCCTCGGTTGAGGGCTTCGATGACGTCTTCTAGGGAGTGCGTGTCGCCGCCAAGTCGCAGCGCCTTCCGCATCCTAGTAAGGAGGAGAGCCCGATTGTCCAAGCGGCACCGCCGTGGTCGTTAGGGTTCCCGTATTACTGACTGTCAGCTTATATACCGACCCGTTCGGCGCTTGAAGCAAAACCGAGTCCACCGCCTCGATCTTGTTCACCGTCTGGCCCACGATCTGGTCTAGCGCCGACAAGGCGCGCGTAAAGTAGCCCGCGTCGTAGGCCGCCGGAGCGGGAGGAAGATTAGCCCTCATCGTGCCCCCTTCGCCGTGAAGTCAATCCGCATCTGGCCGATACTCCATGGGGCGTCTTCGGTCGCGGCGATCTTGATGCGGAAGTCGCGCCCTGTCACGCGGACATCCGTGTAGCCGTCAGAACGCGGGTTATAAGGCCCCGACGTCGTCTCCGCGCCCTCCGGGGTGAAGGACGAAAAGAACGTCAGTTCCGTGCTGTCGTAGCCGTAGCCGCTGTCCGTCAGCGCCTGGCGGACGAAGGAGATCGACCCGCCGTCGCGCAGGTTGACGGACCCCGTCTCGGCGTAGCGATCCGTCTGGATCGGCGCGCCTGCGGCAGTCCAGCCGTTCTCCTGGTAATACACCTCGTTCAAGTCGTCGGCGGCCAAGGGGTACTTAAACACGCCCGCGCTGCAGGCCGCCGTGCGCGTCATCGTGTTGCCGATGCCCCACCAGTTTTCTTGGAAGTTGTAGTAGACGGAGAGGTTTGGCACCGTAGACCCCTGCGACGGAAACCAGAACCAGACTTCCGGGAAGGTGCCGTTGTCGGACCCGTGCGCGTAGAGCGGGCCAGAGTTCGGGTCGATGTTGTCGAAGACGTAGGCCCCGACATCGCACGCCAGCGGCTTCACGACGCCGCCGTCGTACATCCAGAAGCCTTCCTTCCCCATCCAGATGCAGCGCCCAGCCGTCACCGCAAAGGAGCGCGGCGACATCAGGCCGCAGCCGAAGCCGATGCGCTCGATCGAGTAGACGTAGGGCAGGCCGATGAAGCGCATCAGCCACGCTTCGCTCTCGGTCCAGATCAGCGTGCCTTCGCGCACGGGCGCAGCCATGACCAGCAGGCTTTCCGTGTCGAGGTCGAGGAAGCCCGCCGTGTTCGTCGGTGAGGCGAAGTCCCAATCCGTGTAGTTCTCGCGCGAGCTCCACCCGACCCGGCGCGGCACCCCGCCAACGCCAAGAAGCACGGCGTGGCGCTCGGGCGTGACGATCACGGCGCGGTTGCTGGTCGGGATCACCTTCGTCGTGGTGACGCTGCCGCCCGTGCCTGTGGTGTTGGTGCCGGAGGAGGCATAGGTGAACGTCTTCGGGCTCGGCACCGACGTGACCGTCTGCGTGCCGTTGAAGCTGCCGACAGAGTTGCCCGAGACGACGACGCTCTCCGCGACCGTGTAGCCGTGATTGTCCACCGTCGTCACCGTGGCGACGTTGGAGGAGCGCGTGATGCTCGCAATCGCGCTGGTGCCGACAGGGCCGGCAACAGGCTCGCCCGTGTTCCAGTGCAGCAGCCGCCCATCGCTGGAGGAAACAGCTAGGAGATCCTCGCCCCAGTTGTCGAACGTCCAGGAGAAGGACGGCGTGAACAGCAGGCTGGCCGGGCGCCGATCGGCCACCGGCAGCGCCGCCGTGCCGCCGCTGGAAGACGCATTCGTCGCCGTCT